TTCTATGAGAACAGTAACATTCTAACAGAATCTTATACAATCACTGATGGCAAAAATGCTCTCAGTGCGGGACCGATCACAATTGCAGATGGTGCGATTGTTACAGTGCCTGCTAACTCAGTTTGGACAGTGGTATAATGGCAACAAGTATAATTAAAACAGATGAATTAAGACTGTTGAACGATCAGGTGGTGATGTCGGATGGAGCATTGACAGAGAATGTTGATATGTCAAATGTTGTGTTTCCGCCATTAGGAAATTCAGCAGTGGGAACAGTAAGCCAATCTTCTGGCACACCTACTGGGGATATTATTGAACGTGGAAGCAATGCCAACGGTGAGTATGTGAAGTATGCTGATGGTACGATGATTTGTACACGGAATGACACCCATGACGCTACTGTAACTACCAGTGCAACATTTGATTACCCATCGCCTTTTAATGGTATTCCTATGGTTGCAATGGGACATAATAACGGAACTTCAAGCATCACAGCAGATTCGGTGAATACAGTAGTGCAACGGTTATCTACGGGGTGGAGAGTAAGAACATCTTCAGCAGGATCAAATTCTATACTAATATCATTAATCGCAATTGGGCGCTGGTACTAAGGAACAAACATGAAAATTATATTATCCCCTATCGCTAGTAATTACACCACACAAGTATCAGTCAGTGGTCTTATTATAACCATTGATGGCACACCTATTGACCTATCTGTAATTCCAGAAGGAGGATTAGCAGAACCGGATGAAAATAGTCCATTTATCGGCAATGTCACCCGTGACGAAGTGACTGTGCGTTATCACTATGAATCATCTAAAGCCGTACCAGATCAAAGTAAAGACTTTGCTGATTATACGTTTGAAGTAACTGAAGGTGAAGTACCTTGTCCGATTAAGTGGAGGGAATAATGTTTAAGACCATCAAAACAGCAGAACAAATTGCAACAGAAAGAGCAGAAGAAGCAGGCTTTAGAATGCGTCAACAACGCAATCGACTTCTTGCTGAAACAGATTGGAGATTTCGTATTGACCAAGAACCAAAGCAAGAATGGTATGAATATTGCCAAGCATTGAGAGAATTACCATCAAACAGTGAACCACAACTAGATGAAAATGGAAATCTTACAAACGTTAATTGGCCAGTACCACCAGGAGAGTAACGAATGTCAAGTGCTTTAAGAATCAAAGAACTAAGAGATTTGAATGACAATGTTATGATGAGTGAGAATGGCGGAAACATTAAATTTAATGCCAATGAGATTGATATCAACCGCATTGACACAAACGGTGCTGTTATCTACATACGCAAAGACGGTACAACAGTAGGAACTATATCTGTAACCTCTGCTGGCACAACATACAATACCACTGGCAACGCAATAGAACCTGAAGGTTTACATTCTAACGGTCAAACTACAAGATTTTATAATAATGCTATATATTCTGGAAGTCGCATATGTCTCGGTTTTGTAGGCGCTAAAGGAGAGGCATATCATCATTTAAAACTTAATTTACCAAGTAATACAAATAAAATGGTGAAGTTTGAATATGATGGTTACTCATACAGTGGCTTAAATATTCACAATTCTGTTACTTTTTATACATATCATGGTCTACCTTCAACACCATATGTACCAAGTTTAGTTAATTGGGGAGAAACTACCGGGGGTATTGTAAATTATTATTATTCTGCTGATAATAAAGTTGTTATTGTATGTCAAACTAATAAAGATTACACCGGTGGCTTTTTGTATGTTCAATCAGGCAGGACACATGCAGATCATACAATAGCAATTGTTTCACATTCGTCATCATCGTCAATTAGTGGTGTATATTAAGGAGTAATTATGGAAAATTTTATCAAATTTACAAGAGAAGACGGAGTAGTAGAATATCGTCATCCAAACTATGATAAACTGATGGAGGAAGCGGATGCTTTAGTTCCTGATGAGCCGATAGAGATAAGTGCAGAAGAAATGGCAGCCGCCGCTCTTAATGTTCTATGTAAAATACGAAATCAACTTATTGCAGAAACCGATTGGCGTGCCACAATTGATTATCCAGGAGACGACCAAGCAGCATGGCTTGAGTATCGACAAGCACTCAGAGATATTACCAATACATATACATCACTTGATGATGTTGTTTGGCCAGTACCACCAGGAGAATCTAATGGCAGTTAAGATATACGGTTCTAATCGTATTGATTTAGATGGCAACAATGAAACATTCAGTATACGGGCCACGGCTGATGATGAGTTGAATTTTTACAAAGGTGAAAGCACAAAGTTGATGGGAATAGATGCAAGTGGATTTGAGAGTAAGCCGAATATACCTTTTTGTAGTGCATATTTTAGTGCACATATAAATTACAACGACTCTAAAGATCCAATTATATTTGATATTGTAAGATACAACAACGGGAATCATTATAATAATACAACAGGATATTTCACTGCTCCTATAGATGGTTATTATTTATTAAACTCTTGGGTAATGTTAATGGGAGAAAGTACATTTAATTATATTTTTTTAGCACCAAAAGTAAACGGTGGTAATACATTTGAATTTATGGTACAAAAACCAAAAGGAAATTATGATACCTTTGGTGGTTCTTTAATTAGAAAATTAGTTGCTGGTGACACATTATCAGTAACTGTTTTTGGTAGTTCTTGGGATGCTGGCTATATCAGAGGAGGAAATGCCATGAATTTATTTGAGTGTTATCTTATAGGTTAGCTCATGACCTATTTCAAGGATAAACTATATCAAGATTACTTATTATTAAAAAGTTTATTCACACGCAAAGAACTTTTTCATCCAAAAGTGATCAGTGTGTTTGTCTTTTCATACCTTTTCGTTTTTGCTGCTGCGGTGATTGTATACATTTCTCAATAGATAAATATAGAAAACTGAATTTTCAATTTTTTTCAAAGAAAAAATATGGGCAATATCATTAAACATCTTAGAGGTACAACTACCGACCATGCTTCATATACTGGTGAAAAAGGCGTGATTTCTGTAATCACAAACGAAGACCAAGAACCAACTGGTGAAATTCGTATTCATGATGGTAAGACAGCTGGTGGTATCGATCCTTTATCTGAACTTCGACAAATGATTGAAGATTTACAAAATCGAGTTGACGTTCTAGAAGGAAACTAATATGTTATTTGATAAACAAATAAAATTTATATTGAGGAATAAATGGCCGGTGTTTTAATTGTAGAAGAGATACGTCCACCAGCGGATAAAACTCATATCAAAATTTCGGCTCCTTTGTCAAATGTACAAGGCTCTGCAATCTTTGATCCAGTTTCTGGAAATACAAGTGTTATCATGAACAATTTTGCAGATGGTGAAGTTCCTCTCGAAAAGATGTCAATTGCCGATGGATCAATTCCTTATAAAAGAATTGCGATTGCTAACAATCAAATTCTTGAAGAAAAATTGGGACCAATATCATATGATAAAATTGTAATACCAGAAAAGGCAATCAAGCTTGACAAGATTGATATACCCCTCGCATCAATACATTGGAATAAAATTGAAAATGGAATTCCAATTCACAAACTCGCTCCTGTTCCCTACAATAAACTTGCATTGAATGATGGTGATATTGAGGTAAGTAAACTTGCTCCAATACCATATGATAAGATTGTCATCAACAAACATCAAATACCACTTGATCATTTACCAACAAGTTTTGATTATAGTATGATCAATGTTCCTGATGAAGCAATTGAACTAAGTAAGTTACCCGCAACAATACCGTTCTCAAAAATTGATGTGTCAGAACATCAAATTGGTTGGAACTTATTACCAAATACAGTACCATATGAAATGGTAGAAATTGCAGAAGGTCAAATTGATATATCAAAGGTAACTATACCAGATGGATCAATTTCTCTTTCCGCATTTGAAATTGATCCCGGTACAATTGAAGTTGATTTGAGTGGTGCTTTGATTCCACCAGCATCAATTTCTGGTGTAAGCATAAAGTTTTGGGAAACAAACTATATGCATTACATGCCAAATTATATTCTTCCTGGTCAACAACGTATCAATCGCCTAAAATTTGTATCTGGCTTACCGGACGATGTAACAGAAATGATCCCTTCTGCATGTTTTCTCCGTATTAGCGCAAAAGGTGGTGGTAATAATTCGAAACAATGGACAGGCGTCTATCTTAATCATTATCAATATGAATCAAAAGGTAACTTTAATGTGCTAGTCATTGGTGGTCCAACTGGTAAATATGTAGACCACTTTCATAATCAAGATAAACTTGATGCTGTTGAAGACTGGCGAAAAAATATGTGGCATGCCGTTCCAGAAGAATCAGTTATATTGGCGAATACTGCAAATATAACATTTTCAAATAATACAAATACAATTATTGCAACTGATGGTGGCGGAGTAACAACATATACTGACCTTGATGGAAATACAGTTAATACTGTAAATGCAACGTTCATTATGTCTGAAGATTTTAATGACTATACACCTGCAGGAAATTATCCAATTCTAACATTAGAAAGTAATACAACTATTACAACGACAAGCGGTAACACAATTTTCACGGATACTGTTACTGGCAATACAATCAATACTATGAATGTTGTTATAACAACAAATAAATGGGAAAAGAAAATTCAGCCATATGGAACAACTACGAGCCAGTATGGACGAGTAATTTACCATGAAGGATTTCCAAATAGTTCAACTGGAAGATCTCAAGCAAGTGCTGCATTTAATTTGTATTTAAAAGATGGCAACTATGTAATTTTTTGGACAAATGGCCCGGGCGCTCAATATCTTTCTGATTCATTAACTGCACTTTCACCAAGAGGTGCAAACTATCCATCAAAATTTGCACATAATCTACCGAATGATTCCGCATACTACTGTATAATGATGGGTGGTATTTCAAATAATCATCATGAATTTTTATTTGATCCACCATTTGGTATTATTGATGAAGGTTATTCTCCAGAAGGAAATAATTCCCGCGCCTTTATAACATATAATAATTTCTTACTATTATTCTAATAGGATAAAATGCCGTATATAGGATCATCTGCTCAAAATGTAAATACACGGTCATTGATTGAGCATCAACATTATCTTCGTGTTGATGCAGATACAACAACATATCCTAATTATTATTCATTTCAAGTAAATTATACACCAGGAAATATAACTGTAGTTGTAGGTAATACATTTTTAAAGCATACAGAATATGTTGCAACAAATGGAAAAGAAGTTTTAATACCAACTTCATATACAATTTCAAGCACAGACCCGATTGAAATTATTGGATACAATGTTCCCACAAGTTATGTACTCGAACGTTCAGATGTAAACATCACTAATGGTATTATTGGTGGTGTAAATGTTACAGATTTTAAAACAATTCTTGAAAGACTTGATGCACTTGAAGCACAAGTTGCAAGCTTAACATCCTAATAAGTTAAAAATATGTTTATTGGAAATCAACCTGGAATTGAAAAAGTACAAGATCATAAAACATATGCAGGTGATGGAAACAGAAAGTTTTTTTCAGTTGCCTATCAAGGTAATAATGTTCTTGTCTTTTTGAATGGTATTAAATTAAAAGAAGGTATTGATTATCATATTGAACCTACTGGTGCATATGTTGAATTTACTCTTGCACCTGAAATTGCCGACTCAATTGATCTTTATGGCGCAAGTGAAGTATCAGACCTTTCTCGTTCAACATATTCAAAAGAAACATTCACTGCAGGTGCGGGACAAACAATGTTTCAATTGCTTGGTCAAATTGCAGGCGGTGAAAGAATCAATGTATATTTAAATGGTCTTCGTTTAGCAGAAAGCGATTACGAGATTGACTATATAAAT